AGTACAATATTAACTGGCGCAAAAGGTTTAGGCGATAACGCATTAACCACATCTAAAAAATCTTTACTCGGAGGATAATATGGGAGGCGTATTAAGAGTTAGATCATTAGATCAACCAAACCCAATAGCTAGAAATCTTAAAGAATTTAAAGAAATTGGTAAAGAAGCATACCATAAAAAAAATGCTCCTAGAATAAAAGAAACAAGAAGGCAAGAAGCATTACTATTCAGAAAAAAAAAATCAGAAAATAATAGTTCTGAAACTAACAAAAAAACTTTACTCGGAGGGTAAATGGCAATAACCGCAAAACAAAAATTAACTTTAAAAAAACACAGCGTACACCATTCTAAAAAACATATGAAAAATATGAAAACAGCTATGAGTAAAGGAACAAGTTTTACAAAATCACACAAAACCGCAATGAAGAAGGTAGGAGCATAATGGCAGATAATCCAAAAGCAAAAATGGTAATAGAGAGATATAAAACTCTCAAAGCACAAAGAGTTACCTGGGAAGATCATTGGCAAGAACTTGCTGATTACTTTTTGCCAAGAAAAGCAAACATCACAGAAAAGCATACGCCAGGCGACAAACGTCACGATCAAGTATTTGATGGTACAGCAACTCACGCATTAGAATTGTTATCAGCATCTTTAAATGGAATGTTGACTAATACAATCTCACCATGGTTTGTTTTGAAATTTAGAAATCAAATGGCAGCTGATAATGATGCAGCTAACGAATGGCTTGAAAGCTGCGCAAAGATTATGCAGCAAGTATTTGCAAGATCTAATTTTCAACAAGAAATATTTGAACTTTACCATGAGCTTCTATGTTTTGGTACATCCGCTATGTTTATTAGCGATGATGTTCAAGATGATTTAAGATTTAAAACTTTACACATTTCAGAAATATTTATTACTGAAAATGATAAAGGTATGGTGGATAGTTTAACTAGAAGATTTCATCTTAAAAATAAAAACATATCTGCAATGTATCCCGATGCAGAATTACCAAGATCTATAATAAAAGATATAGAAAATAATCCTTATGAGGATGCAATCATTATTCATTCAGTTTATCCAAACGATACTCCTATGGGGTATGACAATAATAAAAATATGGATTGGGTATCTTGTCATGTTGACGAAAAAACTGGAACTCTATTAAGAGAAAGTGGATTTAAAGAATTTCCTTATGTAGTTCCTCGTTATTTAAAATCTTCATCAAACGAAATCTACGGCAGATCTCCAGCTATGAATGCTTTACCAGATACTAAGATGTTAAACACAATGTCTAAGACAACGATTAGAGCTGCTCAAAAACAAATTGATCCACCTTTAATGGTTCCCGATGATGGTTTTATTTTACCGATTAGAACTGTTCCTGGCGGATTAAACTTTTATAGATCTGGCACTAGAGAAAGAATTGAACCTTTGAACATAGGTGCAAATAATCCTCTTGGTTTAGCAATGGAAGATCAAAGAAGAAAAGCAATTAGAGAAAACTTTTTTGTCGATCAGTTAATGACGCAACAAGGTGCAAACATGACAGCAACAGAAGTTATGCAAAGAACGGAAGAAAAAATGCGATTACTTGGCCCCGTGCTAGGCAGACTTCAATCTGAATTATTGCAACCTTTAATTACTAGAGCATTTAATTTATTATTAAAAAATAATAAGCTACCTCCAATCCCAGAAGAAATTGGCGATCAAGATGTAGAAATTGAATATGTATCTCCACTTGCCAAAGCTCAAAAAACTCAAGAGTTGTCATCGGTTATGCGTGGAATAGAAATATTTGGTTCAATGCAAAATATAGCACCCGTTTTCGATTACATAGATATTGATGGTTTAGTTTCTCACATACAAGAAGTGTTAGGCTTACCCGCAAAAATTATGAGATCAAAAGCTGAAGTACAACAAATGCAACAACAAAAACAACAACAAGAAATGGAACAAATGCAATT